AGAGGATATAGAGGATTCTGTATGAATAGACCTGATAAGTCATACAATAAGTTATCAAAAACAGAACGTGAACTTGGAGGCATACCTAATAGTAGCGAGGATGTTAAGCAAGCACACGCAGCAGCTATTGAGTCATATATAGAGAAGTATGTAGGGTTTGATGTAGAAGGTACATATAGAGATTCAGAAGATATAGGCTCTATGCCGTTTACTAGAACACTTGAGGATTGGGCTAAGTTTGATATAACAAATAGAACTAAGTTTGATGCTTCGATAAGCTCAGGGCTAGCTATAATGGCTACACAGAAGCATCTATATGTAGCAGAGAAAAAACAATCAAAAATAAAGATTAACTTTGCAAAGTATAGCAATAAAGGAAATATTAGCGAAATTATTAGATGAACGATGTTAAAATAAACATATCATCTACAGGATTCCCTAGTCAATTTGTATCAGATGCTGAGAAAGCTACTGATGAATTTGGTTTACAGATTGGACAAGCAATTCAATATGAATGGTTCAAGAAGGACGGGAGACAATGTAGATTTTACAGCCAATGGGGAGAATTTCACAGATTAAGACTATATGCAAGAGGAGAGCAATCTGTAGGAAAATATAAAAATGAGTTAGCCGTAGATGGTGACTTATCATACTTAAACCTAGATTGGACACCTGTGCCTATATTACCAAAGTTCGTTGACATAGTTGTCAACGGAATGTCTGATAGATTATTCAAGGTAAAGGCATATTCTCAAGATGCTTTATCTCAATCTAAAAGAAGCAAGTTTCAAGAAATGATTGAAGGGCAAATGATTGCAAAACCATTCCTTCAAAAAATACAAGACAATACAGGAGTAAATCCGTTTACTGTAGATTCAGAAGAGCTACCTGAAACAGATGAAGAACTAGCATTATATATGCAGCTTAAGTATAAGCCTGCAATTGAGATAGCAGAAGAGACTGCTATTGATACAATGTTTGATGAAAACCACTACCAAGATATTCGTAAAAGAATTGACTATGACTTAACTGTATTAGGTATGGGTGTAGCTAAGACAGAGTTTTTACCGGGTTCAGGCGTAAAGGTTGAATATGTAGACCCTGCTAACATTGTTTATAGTTACACCGAAGACCCTAACTTCAAAGATTGTTTTTATTGGGGTGAGATTAAAACAGTACCTATTATTGAGCTAAAGAAAATAGACCCTACCTTAACTAATTCAGATTTAGAAGAAATATCTAAGTATGGTCAGTCTTGGTATGATTACTATAATGTAGCTCAGTATTATGATAACGATATATTTTATAGAGACACGACTACTTTAATGTACTTTAATTATAAGACAACTAAAAAGGTTGTATATAAGAAAAAGATTAAAGATAGTGGAGCTATATCAATGGTAGAAAAAGATGACCAATTTAATCCACCGAAAGAAATGATGGAGGAAGGGTCATTTGAAAAAGTAGAGAAAACTATTGATGTGTGGTATAATGGTGTTATGGTTATGGGAACAAACATAATTCTAAAATGGGAGATGGCTGAGAATATGGTCAGACCAAAGTCTGCTACACAGCACGCACTTCCTAATTATGTTGCTGTTGCTCCAAGAATGTATAAAGGTGTTATAGAGTCTTTAGTTAGACGTATGATACCATTTGCAGATTTGATTCAGATTACTCACTTAAAACTACAGCAGGTTATTGCTAAGGTTGTACCTGATGGTGTATTTATTGATGCTGATGGTTTGAATGAAGTTGATTTAGGTACAGGTGCAGCATACAATCCTGAAGATGCATTAAGGCTATATTTCCAAACAGGTAGTGTTATTGGTAGAAGCTATACAGGCGATGGTGAATTTAACAACGCAAGAGTGCCAATACAGCAACTAACATCAAACTCGGGTGCATCTAAAACACAAATGCTTATAGGTAACTATAATCATTATCTAAATCAAATCAGAAATGTAACGGGTCTTAATGAAGCTAGAGATGGAAGTATGCCTGACCCTGATTCATTAGTTGGTTTACAAAAACTAGCAGCAGCTAATTCAAATACAGCGACTAGACATATTTTAGATGGAAGTCTTTATATGTACAGGTCTTTAGCTGAAAGTTTATCTTACAGAGTGAGTGATGTTTTACAGTATGCTGATTTTAAAGATGAGTTTATTAACAAGATAGGTAAATATAATGTATCTATTTTAGATGATATAAATGACTTGTATTTATATGACTTTGGAATCTTTATTGAAGTATCTCCTGATGAGGAGCAGAAATCAATGCTCGAACAAAATATTCAGATGGCATTATCTAAAGGAGATATTAATCTTGAAGATGCAATTGATATTCGTGAGATAAGAAACATTAAATTAGCTAATCAGTTATTAAAAGTTAAGCGTAAAGCTAAGCAAGAGAGAGAAGAAAAAATGGCTATGCAAGCTCAGGCTATGCAGGCACAGCAACAAATGCAATCTCAACAAATGGCTGCTCAAACATCTATGCAGAAAATGCAAGCAGAAGCTCAAGCTAAGATGCAACTTAAACAAGCAGAAATAGCATTTGAGATAGAGAAGATGAAGAATGAAGCTATTCTTAAAGAAAGACTAATGGACAAAGAGTTTAGTCTTAATATGCAACTTAGAGGTATGGAAGCTAATCAACTTCAAAGTAGAGAAGACCAAAGAGAAAAAGCTAAGTCGGAAAGAATTAGCCAACAAAATTCTGAGCAATCAAAACTAATAAATCAAAGAAAGAATAATTTACCACCTATGAACTTTGAATCTAACGAGGATAGTCTAGATGGATTTGACCTAGCTGAATTTGAACCTAGATAAAATATGAGACAATCAGATAAACTTATAATTAAAAAAAAGAAAATGATGTGTGATGAGGGTATGAATGCATATGACTCTTATGTAAAAAAAGGTAACACACCTCGACAAGCAAATGAACTTGCTAGTAAGCTTTGTGAAGAGTTGGGAAGTAAAGCAACTTTTAGTAAAGATAAAGCAAAGGGAATTGAAGAGTTGCAAAAAACATAATTATTTTTTGTTTAATTTTGCATAAAATCAAATCAAATGGAAATTAAAGTAAAAGAAGTAGGTGTTGTTGAAGAAAAGTCTGTACAACAAGTTGAACAGGAGTTACTCGAAAAGCACGAAGAAAAGTTAAATGAAGAGGTTGAATCTGAAGAAACAACTGAGGTTGTTGCTCAAAAAGAAACCGAAAGTGTAGAGACAGAAGTTGAAACACAAGAAAATACAGCTCAGTCCTCAGAGTTAAACGAGGAAAGTGTTCTTTCATTTATTAAGAATAAGTACGGAAGAGAAATTAATTCTCTTGATGAGCTTACAGCAGCTAAGGAATCTGAAGAGATGCCTGAAGATGTTGCAGCTTATTACAAGTACAAAAAAGAAACAGGGAGAGGAATTGATGACTATGTTAGATTAAACAAAGACTTCAATGAATTAAACCCTGATACATTGCTACGAGAATATCTTAGTGCAACTGAAGAAGGATTGGATTCTGAAGACATTGATATGTTGATGGATGATTATACCTTCGATGAGGAGTTAGATGATGATGCTGACATTAAGAAAATCAAAATAGCAAGAAAAAAGACTATTGCTAAAGCCAAGAAATATTTTAATGAGCAGAAGGAAAAATACAGAGTTCCCCTTGAGTCAAGTAGGAGTTCTATTTCTGAAAGCGAAGCGAAAGACCTTGAGGCATATAAACAATATATAGAGTCATCAAAGACTTACGAAGAAGAGTTACAAAGAAAGCGTGATTGGTTTTTTAAGAAAACTGATAACGTATTCGGAAGTGAGTTCAAAGGTTTTGAGTTCACGCTTGACGATAAAAAGGTAACTTATTCTCCGGGTGATGCTACTGAACTAAAGAAAGCTCAATCTGACCCAAACAACTTCATAGGGAAGTTTTTAAATGAAGATGGACTTATTGAAGATGCAGTAGGATACCACAAGGCTTTGTCTATTGCAATGAATCCTGACAAGTTTGCCAAGTTTTTTTACGAACAAGGCAAGGCAGAGGCAACCGATGATGTGATGCGTAAGACGAAAAACATTAATATGTCTGAACGTAAAACACCTGAGGTTACTTCTAAAGGCGGGATGCAAATTAAATCTCTCGGCAACGACTCGGGTAGAGGTTTAAAAATTAGAAGTAAAAAATAAGTTTAAAAATTAAAAAAGAAAAATTATGGCAGGAAGTGTCCAA